AAAGATGTTTGGCAAAGACTTCAATACACCTGAAGAACTATATGAGGCAGTAGGTAAACAAGTTAGAACTATGCCTCAAATAATTATAGATGGTGAACTCATAGGTGGTTACAATCAGTTAGTAGAATACTTTATGGAAAAAGGTAAAGTAAATTTCAAGGGTGAAAAGATATAAATAGTAGCATGAGAAAATTTCAACAATATATTACAGAAGGTGTTTACGATCCTTCTATATTCAAGGCTTTCTTTTTAGGAGGCGGACCTGGGTCAGGTAAATCTTGGGTATCTAAGAGTGCATTAGGTGGTATGGGTTTGAAAGTAATTGATAGTGATAGTGCCTTTGAAAGTAAACTGAATAAAGAAAAGATAACATTAAACTTTGCTACTCACAATGATATAGAGATTGTAAGAAGGGATTTAATCAGATCAAGATCAAAACAAATTGCAGGTATGCAAATGAAGATGGCACTTGAAGGTCGTTTAGGATTAATCATAGATAGCACAGCAAGGGATGTTGAGAAGATACAACAACAAGCACAGAATTTAAGAGAAATAGGTTATGATATTCACATGGTCTTTGTTAATACAACGTTAGAAGTCGCCCTAGAGAGAAATAGAAGTAGACCTAGACAACTACCAGACGCAATCGTTATTCAAAGTCACAAACAGATTCAAAAGAACTTAGGACAACTACAAAGAATATTTGGTCATAGAAACTTCCTTATTGTGGATAATAATAAAGATGGACAAGATGTGAACCCAACAGTACATAAAAAAATAAGAGGAATGATAAGTAGAGCACCTACATCATATCAAGCAGTTAAATGGATACACCGAGAACTAGAGAAGAAAAAAAGAAAGTGAATAATGTAGTAATGTTTCCTGCTCACAAGGCAAGAAAACCTAAAACAAATTTAGCTTCGAAACAAAGTGAAGAAGACGCTAAGAAAATAAAAGAAGATTTATTTATTGAACAGTTAGTCGAGGAGTTTACTTTAGATTTCATTCATGTACTACAAGAGAATGCCATCACAATGAAGAACGAAACCTTTTTAAGAGATTTAGCAGTTGTAATAGAGAGTATTAAGAGTTTAATTAAAAGAGATTTCAAAAAGAAACACCCAATGCAATCTATAACAGATGTTCTTGCTAAAATAAGTGTATTACCTAATGGCAAAAAGGTTACTGATATGGATTATGGTAAAATATTTGTATCTAAAAAACCAAAAGCTTGACAAACAGTAAATAATGTGTTATAATAAATTATGATTATCGTTGATATAAACCAAATAATGATCTCAAACCTGATGGTTACTCTCAGTAGAGATAGTATGGAGTTAAGTGAAGATTTAGTCCGTCATATGGTACTAAATAGTCTAAGAGGACACAATAAGAAGTTTAGAAAAGAATACGGTGATATGGTTATCGCCTGTGATAGTGGTAATGTATGGAGAAAGAAATCATTTCCTAACTACAAGGCAGGTAGAAAAGCAAATAGAGCAAAGTCTGAACATGACTGGACTATGATCTTTGATATCATATCTAAAGTTAAAAGAGAGATTAAAGAATTCTTACCTTACAAGGTTATAGAATTAGAAACAGCAGAGGCAGATGATATCATTGCTGTTCTAACGAGAAAAGTAAAAGAGAAGATACTAATACTAAGTGGTGATAAAGACTTTATACAATTACATAATGCAAGAATAAAACAATACAATCCTGTGCTTAATAAGTTTGTAGGTCAAGATGAAAATCCAAGTCTATATATTAAAGAGCATATACTAAAAGGTGATAGAAGCGATGGCATACCAAACGTACTATCAGACGACAATGTTTTTATTGAAGGTAGAAGACAAACACCTTTAAGTAAAAAGAAGATAGAGGCATGGTGCAATGAGATCGTACCTACCTTTAACGAACAAGAACAAGCGAATTACGAAAGAAATAAAACATTAATAGATTTGAATTGTATTCCTAAGGAATTAGAAGACAAGATAAATCGTGAGTTTGAAAATTTTGAAGTAGCAACTAGAGATAAGATTCTAGGTTATTTTATAAACAAAAAACTTAAAACTTTAATTGAAGTCATAGACGAATTCTAGGCTTCGAAAGAACTGTTAAGGAGAAAAAAATGGTTATAATTAGAAGAAATCCAGATGGATCAATTGCAAATCCAGACTTGGTAAGACAACAAACGCAAGCACAAAACGAACAAACACAAGCACCACAACAGGTGTCACACCCAGCATTAGCAAGTAAAAAAGGTATGGCAGCACTATCAGAATCAGGTAGAGGCGTACCACCTTTAATGAGTGAAATTGCTATGAAAGTTAATAATGCAAAAGATAAACCTAGAAAACTAAAAGTATTAAGAGATCACGATTCGGTTCCTTTAAGACAGGTTTTAAAAGGTGCATTTCATCCAGATATTAAATGGGCAATACCAAAAGGCGAAGTGCCTTATACTGTAAATGACGCACCGGTAGGTACCGAACATACAGTACTAGGTCAAGAAGCCAAGAGGTTATATCTTTTCACAGAGAATGGTGATAATACTATAAAACAATCTAAGAAAGAATTACTTTTTATTCAGATGTTAGAAGGACTATGTGCTGAAGAAGCTGAGTTTTTAGTTACAGTTGTAAATAAAAAGATTAACACTAAGTACAAAGGATTCACAGCGAATCTAGTAAAAGAAGCGTTCAATTGGGACGATAATTTTATGAAAAAAGAAAAGAGACCGTCTTTTCCAGTCTAGTGTTCACGTTTTGTTCTCATTTAAGAACCCTTATATTTCAATAAACGTTGATTTATAAGGGTTTTTTTATGCCTAAAAGGCTTGACTTTTGTATTAAACTCTGATAGTATATACACTTAATAACGAACAAAAGGATATACATTATGATACTATATGAAAAACTACAAAAGATGTCAGTTGCTCAATTGAACACTTTGAAAGATAACATTGAGTTTATCAAAAAATCAAAAATCAAAGAAGAACTGCTAGTCGGTGCGAAAGTTTATATTGTACAAAAAACTAAAAAGACTCTTGGTACGATTACTAAAATTATGCAATCAAGATGTTTAGTTAAACTTGTAAAAAATGATATGACTTATAGAGTGCCAATGACAATGTTAGAATTGCAAAAGTATTAATGACACTAACACAAGGAATTTTATTCTTCTTGCTTTCCACGACTTTAGTCATATCGATTTTAGTCGTGGTTTTATCTCTAGTAAATAGAGAAAAAAAAGTAGAAGTAGAACCAAATGAGGCTGAGAAAACAATACAAAAACTAAACGAAAGATAAATACATTATGAAACTAAGTGCTAAACAAAAAGAAATATTAAGTCTATTAGTAAAAGGTAAAGGTCAGTTTAAGACACCTACAATACCTAAACAACAAAGTGAGAAAACCTTAGATGATATCGTAAGTTTATATCTAAAAGGTTTATTAACTTTTGAGAGAAAACATGAGATTGATTATGTAGGACCCTCTAACGAACATATGGTTAGATTTAAGTGGTATGTTCTTGACATAGATAAAAAGAAAACAATCAAGGATATTAGAAATGTTATCAAAGAAGGCAAAGTTGCCTAATAAAATACAACTACAAAGATGGGTAGATAAGACTTGGTTTTATACTAAGGTTCTATTTGGTCTATCTGTATTAGGTATGATCTGTTTTGCTTGGGGTACTTTTAATCCTAACAGAACAGCGGTTGCAGAAGTTAATACTGAACTTGATAAGTATTATGTAGAAACAATTAAAGAAATGGATCTACAAGAACCTGAGTTTGTTTATAATAATGATATTCAGTTTGTGAGATCAATGCATAAGTGTATTAATTATATTAACTTTACTACACCTAAACATTTAAGAATACCCTATGAAATGATAATAGGTCAGGCGGCGTTAGAGTCTGGTTGGGGTACAAGTAGATTTGCTAAAGAGGCAAATAACCTATTTGGTATTAGAACGTGGAAAGAATCTTCACCTCATCTATTACCTATGGGCGTTGAGAAGTGGCCTGGTTGGGGCGTTAAAGTGTTCGCTAGTAAATGTGATAGTGTTAAGTACTATGTTGATTTACTGAACAACCACTCGGCATATGAGAAGTTTAGAGTTACCAGAGAGTTAATGTTTGAAGGTAATAAATCACTTGACTCATTTGTGCTTATTAAAACACTAGACAAATTCTCTACCACAGAAGACTATGATAAGAGAGTGATAAGAATGATTAAACTAATAAGAAAAATGGAGGAGAAATAATGGCAAAACATAAATGCTCAGTATGTGTAAAATCATTTACACACGATAAAGAAAAAACACTAGTAGGTAAATTAGGACCGATACTGGTTCAATTTTGTGAACCTTGTTATAAGAAAATAATGAAGAAGGATCATTTACCTTTAAATGATAAGAGATAATGAAACTAACAATGTTACAATAGGTGATATAATGGAAATGAAAAAGATATTAAACGCTGAAAAAGCGTGTACAAATTCAACGACCGATTGGTCAAAGAACTTCTGGTACAATGTATTCAGAAAATTATGTGTGAAGTATAATCGAACTTCATACTTTGAACAGAAAAGAGGTGATTAACAGAAATGACGGTAACAGACAAAGACGCCAAAGATTGGCAAAAGATGGTTGATAAGTTAGAAAAACAAAATAAAAAGAATGAAAATGAGGCGTCAATAGCTTCGTTTTTTAAGTCTTGTTTATCTCCAGATGAAATAAAAAAGCTTGACAAACTTAAAAAGAAGTGATATAATAATCGCATGAACATATTTTATTTACATAAAGACCCAAAGATTTGTGCAGAACAACACTTAGATAAACACGTTGTTAAAATGCTTATTGAGTATGCTCAACTAATGTCAACTGCTCATAGAATGCTTGATGGTCAAGAGTATGTTGCTAAATCAAAGACAGGTAGAAAAGTAACTAGATACAGATTAGATAATCCTAATGAAGAAGCAACTGTCTATAAAGCTTGTCATCTAAATCACCCAAGTGCTGTATGGGTTCGTGCTAGTGCTTACAATTACTACTGGTTGTATCGAATGTGGTCTCATCTACACGAAGAATTTCAAATCAGATATGGTAAAGATCATAAATCATATGTTGTACTCAAAGAACTATTGAGAAACCCACCTAAAAATATACCCCTAAATATTCCTTTTAATCAACCAACACAAGCAATGCCAGATGATGTAAAGCACGAAGATAGTATTACTGCTTATCGAGACTATTATATCAAATACAAGAACAGTTTTGCTACATGGAAAACAAGTGTACCTGAATGGTATAGTGAGGGAATAAATGCCAACATATAATTTTAGAAACAAAAAGACAAATGAAGAATGGCAAGATTTAATGACGATTGCTGAGATGGAAAAGTTTGTCAAGAAAAAACACATTGAATTATTACCACCGACTCAAATGAATATTGTATCAGGTGTAGGATCTATGGATAGTAAGACTGACTCTGGATGGAAAGAAGTTATGTCTAAGATTTCTGAAGCACATCCTGTCAGTCACCTTGCTGATAGATATGGTAAGAAGTCAGTAAAAGACACACAGGTAGATAAGGTAATAAAAAAACACAGAGACCGTAAAGTAAAAGGCGGTGGGGCGTAAGTATTATAAATAATAGTACTAATGCTATCGAGTATATCTCAACATACTCATTCTAGATAAAAAGAGTCAGATGTTGTGAGGTCAATCCGATAAGGCGTTAT